AAGAGGTATTCTGGATCTTGTAGATATTTGCTCATTTTCTTCCTAAAAATCCTTTCCAAGTTTTAACAAGGTGTTCGTCTAAGTTTTTCTGTTGTCCGGCCGGCAAACGAGCATTAAGTGCTTGTTTCATCGCCCAATTGAAGATATTACTCAATCTGTCGGAATCGTCCATATCGCCTGTAACCAGTTCTTTGAATAGTTCAATAATCTCGTCTGGGGTGTCTTGATTGACTATAAACTCAATATTGTACTGAACGAGGTATCCAACGTGCTCGCTTCCGGAAATATCCACAGAAGTGCCATTAAGATCAACATTATAGTCTGTTCCTAATTCATCTTTTGCTGGTTTGAGTAATTCTTGTCGAATCATCACTCTCCAGCCAGTAGAATTCAGTATATCCTCCAGAACTTTGGGATTTACGCCCAATTCTTCCGGATCGAAGTCGTGCGAAGTCGATGCTGTCGATTCATATGAGTCAGTGGCGTATTCTCCATCAGTTCGGACGTCCCATTCATATGAACTGAGATCTTTGTTATCAATGTCGTTGACCAGTTGCACATATGCTGCGCCTTGTAGCCAGCCTTCCTGTTTCAAGAATTCTGTGATGTATGCGGTAAATGCGTCGTGTTTATCGTCTATATTAACATCGAGAACCCTACAAAACTCATTAAACGAATCAGGATCATACATCAGCGCTGATTCTCCTATTTCGGGATGTTCCAGATTGAGATCACAGCCAAAAATCAGATTATTCCCTTCATAATTAATAAAAGCGTTGTCGACGAGGAAAATATCACCAAATATCTGAGTTATATAATCAAAAGCGTGCATAGCAGTCGGATATGAGTTTGGAGTTTTAACAAAGTCATCCTTAGAGATGGGAATACGAGCAACTGCTCTAGCACCGATATACAAACCGCCGTCTCCATCGTCTTCAACCTCACCCTCCACTCTCATAATAGCATAGCGCTCATTCCATTCGTTTTGGATTGCTTCAACTTCTTGTTCCCACCTTCCAGCCATTCCAGAGAGAGCATTATGGTCCAAAGTGTCTTCGGTGGCAGTATCTTGATGCATATCGCCAGTAAAGTCATTAGAGTGATCTATGCCCAATAATTTCGACATAAGCGCTCTTCTTCCGGCCGCATGGGCGGTATCTTCGTACGAGCCTCCAAAAATCCAAAAATTGTCTAGATCAATCTTGCCATCTTCTTTTGGCATGTTTTCTATGACTTCCAGTTGGTTTTCTCTCGCCCAAGCAATCACTCTGTCCACAAAACCGGGTATATTTGCCCCGTATACGCGTTTTTCTGGCAATGCTACCTCTACACCCTCATCCCAGCGTTTGGGCTTCCCAGTGTTGTAATAACGCACCTGACGGAGCCTTGTGCGGCTTACTGGCTCCAAAACACCCGAATCATAGGCTCTTTCGCCGTCATAGAAGATTTCGCCCTCTTGTAAATCGTCTTCTGCCTCTTGTAAGTCCTTCGCGCCGGTCGCTTCGATGATTTGTTCGGTTTCAACGACATATGCGATGGCTCCATGGCCATGAGCTTCGGCTACAGCGCACTTATAGTAAGATCCTTGGGTAGATCCGCGACTTGGGGGGCTATGGCAAGAGGTAATCTTGTCAAAATCGCTCATTCTCATCACATCAACCGGAGATCGAGTCAAAATGATGGAATATTTGTCATTTGTGAGTTCTCCGATGTTCTTTTTGATATATCCGGCGTTTTCTTGCCAATATTTGGCTAATATCGGCATTTTAGTGTGATTTCCCTTCTGAGCTTCCTCATAACCATTATAAAACTTGTTTAAACCGCCCATAGAGTCGAACCCGACGTATAATTCGAGTCCATTTTGGATTTGATAGTACCTTTTGAGCTGTTCGGTGGTAAAAGCTTCCTTTATTTGCCCCACAGAGAAGCTTACACCGTAATTGGCACTCATATTTGATTCTCCGTAGACCTTTTCGGCGATTATTTGCCTCATTTCCTTGTAATCTCTCAATAATTTGTCTACTTTCATGAAATATTTGCCGATTTTCATCTGAAACTTGCGATTTACCTTCTTAGGACCTTCGCCACCCATTATTCCGCTTACAAACTTTTCATCATTCTCAATTGAGTTCTCTGTCCACTCTCTTTGAGCCGAAACCATCCCCTTTTCCCAATCAACATTCAATTTAAGTACCTGATCTAGCTCTTCGGCGAACTGGCCAAGCTCAGATTGGTTATCCATCGTCGGAAAGTTGATAATAAGGCGCATTTTGCCGGCAAATAGCTTATTAAACGCCAATTCGTCGGGTCCTAGGTCATCTAAGACGTCTTTTACTATCTCATACTCGCTTTCATCGAGTTCCCGAAGCAATTTTTCGGGTTTTTGTTCGGAAATATCGAAATTTTCCAATAATTGTGCTGTTTTTAGGAGAATTTGTTCATCATTTAGCATGTTTTGTACATCTCTAAAGCTTTCTCCAGTAAATAGATCGGAATTTCGGTATCATCTATGTCTTTTATGTCATTAATCGTGGCCCATTTGTAATCATCGTGCTCAATTTCATCCGTTTTGGGGTTTGGCTTATCAACATTCACTTCTCCAGACCATTTTTTAGTCCAAAAATAGTGTTTCCCGGGCCGTGGTTCCCCCAGATACGCAAGATCCGACACCGAACACTTCAAATTAGCCTCTTCTTCTAGCTCTCGCACCGCACCAGCCTCTATAGAACCATCTATATCGTCTATATGACCACCCGGCATCGTCCACTGGCCGCTCCGATCATCAATATCTGAGCGCCTAATAATCAAAAATTGCTGTTCATCATTAAGACAAGCAACAATACCAACAGTTTTTAGCTCACCTTCGGTGAGAAATTCTTTCCATGTACGATTCATTTGCAGGCTTTGGGAGTTTTACCTTGGTAACCTCGACAAAATCCCCGGATGGCCTTGTCGATTTTTACTTCACTCATAGGAACTACCCAAATCATGTTCTCTTGAACCTGAATATCTGGGTAATATTCTATATCTACACCATATAATACACCAACTTGTTGTCCTTTTGTATTATATATCACGGAACCAGAGCATCCAAACCACCCGTAAGTCTGTAAAATGATGTGTTTCCCGGGTTTTGAGTCGCCATTGGTCTCATGACCGGCCACTCTTCCCACAAAAGACATAAGCTTGTGATGAGAAGGATACCCAGAGTAGAGTATTTCAGTGCCCACATCCGCGACACCCTCTACGGGATTGTATTTCATAGGCTCGATTTGGTGAAATGGGTTTCCTACATACAATATTCCAATATCATTTGCCGGATCAGAATAGATTAATACGCCCAGGTGAGACTCTTCTTTATAAGAAACCAAATAAGAAGTCCCGGGGCGCCCATCAACTACATGTTGGGCTGTTATAACAAGATGTAAATCCTTATATTTGATATAAGATCCCGATCCGTGGCCACCTGTAAACGGCACAGTCACCCTGACGGCCGCCTCTCTTACGCTTTTTTCTAGGCTCGAGCCACTTCGTGATTCGAGATGATCTACTGGCAGTGGAGGGGCCTCGATAGGGGCCGCCATGGCAACTGCCCCCCACAGGGAGCACAGCATTATAAAAAACTTAAGCACCGGTATCTACACTCCCTGTATCCCCTGTACCTGTAACCGGCAGGTAAAGGTATCCTACCTCGACTAATGCTCCGGGTCCAGGAATAACGCTAAAATAAATAGTATTGTCTGTTATTGAATACGTCCAGTCGTAGTTAAGAATGCCATCAATAAACACCCTAATGGAATCCACGGTGGGTTCATGTGTGAGTGCAATAGACTCATGTGGGGCAACCGAAACAGCGGCATCTGTTACCCCCGCTGACCAATCTTCTTCACAAATATCTACGATGACACCACCAAAATAATTAGTTGCCTCCATGTAGCGGAGACCCACATCACGGGCCATAACGGACCATACACAAACAGATTCGTCTGGATAAGTGTGGTTGACGATGCTGGAGAGGAATACCGATCCACCACGCAAACTGCCATACCAAGTTGTGAAGCTAGCCACTGTTGTGTGGTGGGTTCTACTTTGTTCTTCTTCATCCGAGACATATACTACAAGCAGGGCTGCATCTGAACGCATCCACGTGGCCGCATAAGGATTTGCGGTAATATATTCGTATACTGCGTCAAAGCCCTCTTCCATGCCGCCGCGGTTCATCAATGAGTACATCGTCATCGCATCACCGATATCATCTCCCGGCACAAGTGGAAACTGAGCCTCCGCGCGTGCATGATCTGGATCAGCTGGTATCATTACCAATCTCCAATTGGTTACAGGTAACGCCGCCAGCATGGCTTCGATTCCTGCCATCAGTTGGGGGTCATAGCGATACATCGAACCTGAAGTGTCAATAACCCAAATGATGTCGACTCCATCGAACGTGTTGGGCTGTAAAAAAGAGTCGACCCAGATTTCGCCAGGATCACCCTCTATTTCGATTTCAGTTTCAATATAGACGGGGACCTCTACGATCACCTCTACTTCAACTTCGACCTCCACCTCAACTTCGACCTCAACTTCTTCAACAACGGTTTCGGTTTCAGTGACGTATACGTATTCTTTTTCGCCAGGCTTCATTATGCCATAATCGGTGTAACACGCGATAGGGACAAGCACAATTAAAAAATGGCATATTTTATTGAACATCCTACAATAACTACTCCGTTTTTTGATTTGGTTCCCTTAATAAGACGAAACTTAACAAAATCATGTTAATAATGGACAAAATACTTAGTTCATGTGCATCCTGAGAGCTTGGTAAGAATTTAGCAAAGACGAGAAGGAAGATATTAATGAAGAAGGCAGCCACAGCGAGGCCGAAGAATATCCGGCCGGCGCTAGCAAAGAGTTTCCTCACATAGTAACTATGAGGCCGCAGAGATTAATTCGACATCATAAAGATATAAGGCGCGCTGTTCTTGACGTATTGTGTCGTAAACTAACACAGCCGGGAACAAGGACGCTTGGATGCCCTCCTCTATTCCGCGCATGACGATGCCAATAGAGTTGTATGTGCTCCCATCCCAATCGGCGGCTTTGATTTTGACTAAATCGCCCGGGGTCCATTTACGCGAAATAATTTTATAAATTTTTTTCATTTTTATTTTCCTAAAAATTTCCCTAAGCACCATCGCATGCATGCAGACTATAACACACAAACACGTCCATCGCAACTAAACTTTGTAAACCAAATTCACTATATTCCTCTTCACCAGCACGACACCACCAAGTCCGCCACACCGTCACATTCGAATCAGGCTGGCCATCATACTCACGATGGCTATCATAGCACTCAAGCAATATGCCAACATCGCGTAACGTGTCATCATACAGCAAGTCGCCAACATAAAAGATTACATCTTCAGCGCGCACACACTAACTAGGGCAGTCAGACCTTAACGCGGTCAATGATATATGGGTGATGAATGGCCATATCGCGATAAAGCTTCTTAAGCACCTTCTTCGTGATATCCGCCACATCGTTCTTCACGTCCTTGGTACGCAATGCTTTAGTAAGCTCGTCTTCAAGGATTTTCTTAAGCTCTGACTTGAGAGTTTTACCCAACTCTTGAGATATCATTTTTTTGATATCAGCCTTGTCGGTTTTTGTTAACTCTTCATTGAGCGGAGTATAACCTGGGGGATATGCCAATAACATGCTCATCTGTACACCTCATGTATAAATAGCACCGTACCACGCTTAGGCCGCACTAAATATTCAGCTTAAGTAATATGCGCGCGCGAGCATCGTCGCTTAGCTGTGAGAAATACTCGAGTATAGTGCTCTCGCATGCTTCAATCAACACAGTACCGTCATGGTCACAGTATGGGCAGCTCTTCCATTTGAACGATCGCATTGGGTCATGGTGGCCACTGTGTTTGAATAATCTGGTACCATCACACATTGTGCATTTAATTTTCACAAACAGTTTGTCGAATGGCATCCTGTTATAACTACTCTCCCCAGTGCTCTCCGTACTTGTTTAGTCTTTTAATAGTGTGCATCCATTCTCGTGTCATGCTCTCATAGGATTTGTTAATCCACCATATCCTTGCCATATCCATTTTTGGATACGCGACTTTTGTAGGATCGTCGTATAGTTCGATTACGATCGCCACACCTCCATGGCACGTGCATGTCACCAAGTCGCCAACTTGAAGGTTGTGCTTGGGTGGTAGTTCGAAAAAGTCTTTCACGCGTTCAATCAGCCCCACGTAGTAACTATGGGGCTTCATGTTCCGGAAGCTATATTCTGGAAAATTTTAGGCGCAGATCGAGAGGGGATCTAGCCTCATGTCAAGGTACTGTCAAGTCCGGAGACATACATTCCGGGGAGGGGGGTAGGGGGGTACCCCCACCACGGCTTAACTGTTTACGTAAACAAACTATGTCAAGTCTCTGTCAATAACAGCACGTGAAAGCACATGTAAATATATTGCTAAGATAACAGGCACATGTGCTGACAAGACTATGACACCTTTGCTTACTCTACTACCTATACACTTAACTGTATGTATTTTATTTAGTAGTCTCGCACACATTCCTTCACGCTGTCGCAGTCTCATCCAACGTAAACAGATCGCAATCGTTCATCACATGCAAACTGTTTATTGTTTCGTTGTTCTCGCGCATCCATTCGATAGACGCATCAGACACAGATACCATGCGGCCCATAAGCGAGTCCGTACCTGCATTATCGAGGAGTCCGTGCAGCACAAGCATGTCAACGGATGCCGTGGCCTCGGACGCAAACAGATTGCATTTCTCTCCGAGTTCCAGCACGGACCAACGGGTGAACGTCGGCAGCCAACTGTCAATAAAATGCAATATATCTATCTCGGGTTTGTTCAGTTTGCTGCCGTCAATTGTATAAATGGTTTCCATTCCTCTCCCTTTAAGGTGATGGTTAACTAAGTTGTTGAAATCGTTGGACTTTTAAATCCACATCAAAAAGTAAATCATACCGAAGATCAGCAGGCCACAGGCCCAATCTTCACACATATCTAACATAACACACTCCGGGGCGGTTGTCAAGGACAAGTTAAGGCGCAAAGTCGGACACATTCTGACTTGACACGAATAAGGGGTTGACGATAGGGTGTGTGTGCATATACTAAACACCAAACGCATTTAATACACACACAAACACAACCCTATCAAACACAAACAAATACAATCACATAGCTACTAACGCATATACCACCTAATCACACTCAGGATGTTCTGTGTATAATCCTTCTACTACACACTTAGCAACAGTCTGTAACTTCTTTAATGAAAGATTATACAGTTTGTAATTGTCATTGTCCTCGCCAATAATCAGACACAGAGCCCTTGCTTTCGGGCTTACTGCTTTTCTTTTTATTAACTCTCCGACTTCAAACATTTACAGTTCCACGCCC